TGTGGTAATGAATTACCCATAGTAGTTCTCCTATTAAGCGAGTTAAAAATAAAAATTGATATCCCGAAGGCATATCAGGTGCTGGTTACAACTCCAGCGACATCGTGCGTCATGTCTGCTTTAAAACGATTCGTAACTTAGTGGTCCTAAGGTGAATTCTTATTACTTATTCATTACATACATTGTAACTTCAAAGCCAAATCTCATTTCTGTTGCTGATGGTTTTGTCCACATAATCTTCTCCTAATTGTTTGTCCATTATTGGACTTATTACTTAGGACTAAGAGACTAAAAACCAGCTAAAGAAAATCATTAGTTTTATCTAATGATACTTATGCTTTTTCAGCAGGTAGTTCAGCTGCAGTATTTGCTGCTTCTGCTTCCATGGCTGCAACCTGTGGTTCGCCTTGCTGTTTAATTTTGTTAATGACTGTAATAACTTCCTCAAATGGGTGCTTACCCAATGTACGAAGAATCATATTGCATTCGTCAATCGTTAATTCAAGTTTAATCATTTTGATTTTTTTCCTATGTTGTATTTGGGAACAAGTTCCCATTCATTTTTCTCTTTATAAGAGACTACCTTAATTTGAGACAAAGATGCCTTATTGTCTGCTTGCGTACTATTTAGTATCTTTAATAGATCCCAATCTTGAAGCAGTCCAGCAATTGCGTTCCTTCTCTCAATATCGCCACTCGTGATGTTAGATTCTTTACCATCAAGAGCGAACAATTCTTTGAAGTGTACAATAAAGTATCTACCCTGCTTATGTAAGATATGGCAGGATTGATACAACTTGTTTTCTTTTCTTGAAGCGATCCCGATGCGGGTGAGTGTTTCACGAACCTTCAAAAAGTTGTCTGGTTCAGGTAGTGTCACCTCAAGCATGGACTCAGCTGTCCAGTCGTAATAAATCAATTCGACAGTCATTATTTTCCACCTTTTATAGTTAATATTTTCATAGTAATTAACTATTTATAATCTTATATTTTTCAATATAGTTATATCCAAAATTCTTTTCGAAATCTCTCCAAGAAATGCTATTAAATAGACCATAATTTATTTTATGTGCAAAGAATGCATTTGGTTCATTTGCTATAAAATTCATATAGTTTTTAAAATTTTTATCTACAGATAGTCTATGTGAAGTTTTCTCTTTTGTGATTGTCCAAAAATCAGAATCATATGTAGAACCACCATGATAAATGTAAGAAATAAATGTCTCTAGATCATTTGCAGTTTCGTATAATGTTGCGTTGATATCATCATGTGGTCGATTAAATTTAAGATGTTCCATAAACATCTGCATAACCAAATTATAATATGTTCCTGACATCGCTTCCAATGGCTCGAAGAAAAGAGCACGATTACCATTCTTAATAACTCTACCAACAAAAGTATTTTTTGTGTAGTAAGATTTAAACTTAAACTCTCTCAAATTTAAATCTTCAACTTTTACATTGAATCTTTCTGCAATATCTGACATCGCATCTTCTTTGGAAGTTATAGTATCATTATATAGATATCCCCACCCCTGTCTTGTTTTAAGTGGAATTCCAAACATCCAACCATTTCTATGCGCCACATGATATGTCCATTCCCAAGTTCCCTGTTCAGGAATCATATGAACCAAACAATGATTAACAGGAATACTATCTGCCATTGTATACTCTGAATAATCTGTTGGATATCCACGGCAATCTACAACATAATCAAAAGTTAATTTTTTATCATCGATAGTAACAACAGCAGAAGAGTCAGTTGATACTATGTCTGTTACATTACCTTGAATCTCTTTAAACTTATTTCCCCAAAGTTCATAAAATCTTTTGAAAGAAAAATCTTTAATTTTAAAGTTATTAAAATGCATACCACGAGCAGGTGGTTGAATGTGACTGAGGATATCATGTTGTCTCCAGCCTGTATATTTTACGCCATGTTTAATTGTGGCATCAAGTTCATCGCCATCCTGCAACAAAGTGAATCGTGTTCCTTCAAACATAGTCTGGGGAATAGCAATAGTTGTACTTTCACCAATACCAAGGATAGGTGTGTTTGGGTCATAAACAGAATAGATTTCAAACTCTTCTGGGCAGTTAGCCAACAAATGTGCAAGACTGACGACACCTGCAGTTCCGATTCCAACAACAGCTATCTTCATTTTCCACCCTTATATAATTTATCTTTTATATCTATCAACTGATCTTCAGTCAATATACTTAAAGCGTCTATTGCTTTAGAATCAGAATACCCAAAATATTCTTTCACTAAACGAAGTGACTCTGTTTCAGCATCTTTTTTATGCCATTTAGAAAATCTTTTTTTCTTACTAACTGAGTTTAGTAAGAAAGAAAACTGCCAGTCCACTGGAATAGATGAGTTGCGATTCATCTCATTCGCATATAAGACTGTATCAGGAAAATAACCCAACCCCCTGTTAATAATAAAAGGAACATAGTCCTTCTTGGCCATCGGGTCTTCTGCTAAGAGATCTTTCTTTGTGAAATTGATTGCATTAATAAAGTCAAAGGGTGTCATGATATGAAACCAACTTCTTTAAGTACAGACTCATGACATGCAAATCGTTTTCCAGGAAATCTTTCTACAAGAATTTTTTCTACATCTTCTTTGGAAGATCCCTGTGCCATGAATTGTTTGGTATCTTTATCGTAAACAAATAACATATCATTATGTTTTTCGATAATAATATGGATTTGTTCTTCCTCTTCAGCTTCATCAATATTTGCAAAGAATTTATCAATCTGATGTTTGGCATGTTTCTCTCTAGCGTTCCAGCCAGATACTGCACCCATGATCCATACAACGAATGTAAATACTACTAGTAAAATGATTTCCATATTAGCCTCATTTGAATTTACACTGAGCCATAATCTCAGTGAGTGCTGCCATTATATTTAGTTCATGGTCAGCTACAAATGCTGCTTTATATTGATAGTCTGCAAGAATTAGAACCAACTGTGGAACACTGTTTGGTTCAATTGTAGTTGCAGCACTATCATATAATTCACGGAACAATGATGTGGTATCTGAGTCAGAGTTCTTAGAAACCCACTTACGGACTTCGGTGAAGTCTTTTTCTTTAAGTAGTTTAATCAAACCCTTAAATGATTCCTCAGACATATTGACGAGGATACCAGAATCAATTTTACCAGACACAGAGTATCGTTGGAGTTCATTTAGAATCCTACGGTAATCTGGAAAGTGTTTAGTGATTAGTTCGGCAACTACCTTAGGATCAAACTCAATTTGCTCTTGTTTGAGGATTGATACTGCTCGCTTGAAGAAGGTTGCAGCGATCTCCTGCTTGTCTTTGGAATCAATCTTAAACTCAACCACAGAACAACGACTATGGATAGGTTCAATGATACGATTCTTAAAGTTACAGGTAAGGATGAATCGACAGTTGTTGGCAAACTCTTCAATGAATCCACGAAGTGCTGGCTGAGTTGAATTAGCATTAAGGTAATCCGCTTCATCGAGGATGACAACTTTCTTGGCATCAGTCAATGATATAGTGGAAGCGAATCCCTTAATCTTAGTGCGCAGAGTATCAATACCCGATTCTTCGGATCCGTTGATCATCATAAACTCTGCACCAATTTCATTACATAGTGCTTTAGCAATTGTAGTTTTACCTACACCTGCTGAACCAGTGAACAAGAAATTAGGTAGTTCACCTTGTTCAACATACTGACGGAAAGTATCTTTCAATGCCTGTGGCAAAACACAATCATCAATCTTCTGTGGACGATACTTTTCTACCCACAAAAACATGTCATCACGACTATCAATCATATATCACTCCAAACATAATAAAGGAACAAGAGGAGATTATACTCCTCTTTGTCTTAGAACTCAAATGTAGAATCTGCTTCTACTGCGACATAGTAAACTAAGTCGGTGTTTGGTGCTTTGAAACGAGAAATCTTCTTGCTTGAGATTGATACTTGGTAATCACCTGGAAGCATCTTTAGGTTTTCTACTTTCAAGTTTACTTTGAATGTCTTATCAGTGTCACCGATTGATTCACTGTAAGAGTTACCAGTGGCATTCTTCTTGTCTCCAACAACAGCAGTAACTTTGCTACCATCACCAACGATTGATACATCTGCTGCACGGAGGACTGAAGAAGTTTTCTTAATCATATCCAACATCGCTGAAGACATGTTAAAGTTAATCTCTGCATCAGGGAAGGTAATTGCTTTCTGTGGTGCTACCAACACAGATGGGTCTGCAGCAAAGAACTTGATGTTCATGTTACCTTGTTTGATAGAAACATACTTGTCTTGGAATTCCAACTCAGGATCCTCGAACAAAGACATAGCACCAAGAAACTCATTTAAGTCATAGATGGCAAAGTCAGGGAATGACTCAGTGGTTGTTGCGTCAGCCATCACATTCTTTTGTGCACTGATAGTTGCTAGTTTGTTCCCACTCTTAAGTAGAAGATTGCTGTTGATGCCAGCAAAGTTCTTGATTAGGTTTACGGTTTCTTTAGATAGTTTCATAGGGTTTCCTTTTCAAATTGTACATTACTATGTATAAAACATTATACTTCAAAACGATCTACTTGTCAAGTTTATTTTTCTCGACAGAATAGTATACATCATGTTCATACAAGAACATCAAGCAACACATTGCGTGTGCCAAGTGATTCTTGCCAGTTTCGGGATCGTTTTGCTCTCCTTCTTTCCATGCCCAAAGATGTCTTTGCATTGCGTCAAAGTATCTTCGTTTTGAGTCAGGAACATTCTTCCAATTATCTGGTTCGTATTTTTCCGCACCAAATGTTAGAATTTCTACAGTCGCTTTTAATGCGAGTGGTGGAAGTAAACCATATTGTAGTTTACCTCCATCAAATTTTCTACCACCTGTCGTGGCATTCTGGGACTTCTTGATATCTTCTTTGGTTGCCATATTTTATCTCCAAATGAATGCACAAATGAGCACTCCGAAGAATGCCCATTTATAACTCACTTAATTAAACTGTACGAGTAAATACAGATGAACCAGCATAGCGGTTTGCAATAGCAACCATCGCACGAGTTGGGCGACCAATGCGGTACTTAACAACTTCAGTACCATTCACAACTGCTGGGTTAGAGTAAACACAGTAACCTTGTTCACGCAAGTTGCGGATTGTGCTTGCTGGGTGAGCAATACCGAAAGAGGACTTGATCTGCTTAGCAGTAAAAGTCTTACCCTTGTTCAAATGCGTCAATAGCAATTCTTGTTTAGACATAATATCTCCATAATTAACAACCATCAAACGAAAAAAATCATCTGGGGCGATGGCAGTACCCCAGATGACAGGTAAACTCTAATTAAACTGTGATGCCATTCTCACGGAGGATCGCATTGAAGTCTTCGGTGT